ATATTAAATGGAATCCCTTCAATAAACAAATTCAGCAGGAGTTACTCCGTCTTAAAGAAATCGGTATCTAAATTAGATGATATTTATTAGTATGAGTAAAATAAAATACTACATACTACGATATTGGATTTCTTTTTTCTTTTTAGTATTAGCATTTTATTTTTATGAACCACAACAATCATTATCACATTGTTTACCAAATGTACTAATTGTTGATAGTGAACCAAAAACCCTTTTAGGTTTAGGTGAAATGACTTGGATGTGGATATTAATGGCAGTTGCTCATGGAGCTAATGCCTGTTATTGTGATATTAAATCATTATTGAAAAAAAGATAATGATGTTATCCACTACCATATCAAAGTTAATTAATCTTTTGTTATTGGTAGTTGGTTTTGTTTTCTTTGTAGCTTTTCCGCAACAATGGAGATATAGATATTATCAATGGATAGGATTACGAAGTGTGTGGGCTAAAAAGATATTATTTAAAAAATTAATAAAATAAAATGTACGTTATTCACAAGCAACTTATCCCAAAGAACAATCTTATTTGGGTTTTAAAAATAAATGATAGTGATACTTTGTATTCGTTTTCTACTTTAGAAGAAGCTGAAATTAAATTGAATGAATTGAAGAATTCGGATACTGATGGGAGAGATTATAAAGTTTCTCTTAAAAATGATGATGGTAGTTTTACAGACTTGTAAGCTGCTCCAAGTTCCTAGTTAAAGTCTTTATTTATACTGCTTTCTTATTCCCTGGTTAAATAGTCTAGTGTCAATAACTATGGTCCAAAAATCCCAAACGTAAACAAATGTGGAAAAATTTTTCATTTTTTCAAATAAAGTTTGTTTTGCTTGGTAGTATCAAAAATTATTCGTATATTTGGAGAAGCTAAAAAAATAACTTATGTTTGGATTCGGAGATTATTCAACACAAATGCCAAAACCACCGGCTGTTGCAAATAAAATAATGGGAGAGTGGCAAACAAAAAACAAAACAAAACAAATAGTAATGCCAGTTAAACCAAAAATTACAAAAGAAGAATCTGCAATCGAATATTGCGAAAGAGAATATCCACAAATGATGGACGAATTTAAGAAAATACAGGCTGAAATGTATGAAACCTTTTGTAAGAAACAAAGAAATTATGGACCTGGTAACATTTCAGTAGGAACTTCCCTACAAACAAACGAAGATATTAAACTATCACTTACAGGTCTTTGGTTTAGAATTAATGATAAAATACAAAGATTAAAACAATTAATAGTATTAGGACAGCCAGATGAAGTGGGTGAATCCGTACAGGATACTTACCAAGATCTTTCCGTTTATGGAATTATTGCTCAATTAGTACAAAGAGGTAAGTGGGCTAAGTAGAGGAATTTTGTATAGATATATTTATCTATATGGAATATAAAAGCATTTTTCTACTACCTAACCAATATCCTAATATAGCCAATTACGATACGCAGCCGAATTCGGATATGATTTTGAACGGAGTTTATCCACAAAATTTTTTAGAATTTAGGATTCCTTCATTAGATGATTTGGAAGTAGTTGAAAATACGTCATTCAGATATATTTTAGAGGTGAAGGAAACTTCCATATCCGATGAAGCTAGATATTTTACATCACCGGTATTTTTTGAGGATTTACAAACATCTAAAATAGAGAATAATCCTTATCATTTACAAACTGGTTTAGATGAAGGTTTATTTGTAAAAATAACATTAGATAGACAGATTGGTTTATTTAATAAATTAAAACTTATTGATTTTGCTACTGGTGTAAGACAAAATCAAAATCTCTTTTTAAGAGCAGATAATAGTATAGATTATGTAACACTTGTACAATATGTTGATTGGTTGGTAGGTAGAGTTAATCCATTGGATGATGAGACAAATGGAGTTATCCCCGCAGAAAAAATTGCTGATTTTGAAATAGGAAAGTATGACCCAATTACTGGTGAATTTATAACAATCCAAGACCAAGCAGTAGAAATACAAAATAGAATTGATGCTTTAAATCAAGAATTAGAAGAAGTTGAAGAAGCAATACAAGCCGTTACAAGTGATTTACCACAAGAACCTAAAAAAAGAAAAACAAGTGTATTAGAAATTGTTAGTTTAGGACTAGGAGCACTTGCAGTTGCGCAAGGGGCGGCGGCCGCAATAAAAGGTGGAAGTGCGGCCTTTGGAGCGGCTGCTAATGCAGCTAAAGGAGCTCCAAAGAAAATTGATATTGTACCGTTGGAAAGAACAAGAGTAGGTATATCTAGCGGACCCCCATCATTTGCATCTAAATTAACAGGTCAACCTGGAGTGGCATTAAGTGCTAGTACATCAACAATACAAGCAGGTACAAAAGCTGCCAAAACTTTTGGTTCGTTTGCTAGAAAAACATTTGCAGATGCTAAAAAAATTGCAAATACAGTTAAAGATAGTGCAACTAAATTTGCAAAGCAGGCAGCTAAAGGAGCAACGGCAGCCAGTAAATTTGTATCAAAGCAAGCTGGAACAGCCGCGGGACAAGCTATAATAGGGGCTACTGGACAAGCTGTGGTAGCTAGTGCAGGTACAACGGGTAAAAAACAAACTGATATAGTGTTAAAAAGTGTTGCAAAATCTGCGGCCGTAGAAGTTGGTAAAGCGATAGTAAAAAAAGTTATTACAAAAGGAATCATAAAAGGGGCTGCGGCGAAGATATTAGGTGCGGCTACTGGTCCAATTGGCGCGGGTATTATGGCAGCAGTTGGTATTGTTAAATTCTTTGTTGGTAAAGCTAAACAAAAGAAAGAGTTTAAGAAACAAAAAGCTGAATATGATAAGGTTATGGGTGAACTTGAAAGGTTGACTAAAAGAAAAGAAGAAATTGAGTCTGAATTAAATGGATTATTAAAAAATGCAAAATTAGCTATAGCACAACAATATACCGATAGATTCTCATCAACTGAAAAATATTTTTCTAATATAGGAAAATCCGCAGCAGAAGCAAGTGTAGCTATACCAGCAGTATCATTTGTTGGATAGTTTTTAAAAAACCTTTTGTTATATTTATATTTAATAAAAAAGGTTGCCGATGGTTAGTCCGAATGTGAAGTGGCAGAAGTACCTTAATAGTTCTAATCCTTCTATTAATAAGTACTTGAATAATTTTGGAGATGAACTTCTTCAACAAACTTTCCAGCGATTAACGTTAGCAATTAAATCTAAAAAATCTCACATCATTTTATTTCGTTTCAAAGATTCCGATATAATTTCAAAAATATATCAGAAGGATTACATGTCCGCTTTAGAAATGCTACTTGAACTCTGTATTAAATTGGAAAAATACGAAATGTGTAGAGATATACATGCGCATATAAAAATCTTAAAATTAAAAAAAGCAAGAGGGAAACCAAAAGCAAAAGTTATATCTATTAACCTTTAAAAATGTATCAGCATGGCTAGGAAAAAAGTTAATGATGAAGAAGTAGAAAAAGTTGTAGTTAAAGAGTATAAGTTATCTTATCCAAAAGTTATAAAGAAAATAAAATTTAAAACATTTAATCAAAAAAGATTTTACAAAGCAATTGAACATCCCAATCATAATATTATAATGGGACATGCATTAGCCGGAGCTGGAAAAACATATGTATCAATACAAAAAGGTTTAGAGTTATTATTACATCGTTTATCGCATATTGAAAAATTAATTATAATAAATCCAACTGTTGATGTTGGTAGTGAAGATAAGTTAGGGCATTTGCCTGGTGATTTAATGGAAAAGATAGCAGTTCACAATGAATCATCTTTATACATAATGCACAAAATAATCGGACCCGTTGAAACTAAAAAGTTAATAGACCAGGGAAAGATTGAGTTTAGAGTATTGAATTTTTTAAGAGGTATAAACTTTGAAAAGAGTTATATTATTTTAGATGAAGCACAAAACGCATCACCACAACAATTGAAAACACTAATTACTCGTATTTCAGATGATGCTAAATTAATCATTGAAGGTGACCTTTCTCAATGTGATAAATACAAAAACAATGGGTCACCTGCTTATACAAAAAGTGGATTCTTTGATGTGTGGAAACGATTAGGTAAACTAAAAGGAGTTTATCAGATAGAATTTACAAAAGAAGATTGTATTCGTTCTGGTATCGTTAAAAGAGTATTAGAAAGATATGAATTAGAGGAGCAGATTTTATTAGGTGAAAATAACCAATATGAGCTAGATTTCAGCTTCAACCCGTTTCCGGATGAGGAAGTGGTTGAAAATGAGGTAGTTATAACTAATTGATTTTTAATGACTTATAAATAGGGGACGTAACTTGTTGATTTTCAATGAGTTATTCCCCTTTTTTTATTTGGTAATATCAGGTATTTTTCGTATCTTTACTATATAAAGAAACATAAGATATGTCACAAAAAAAGATTGTATGGATTGATATGGACGGTGTATTGGTAGATTTTGCCGGACACGTTGAAGAAACTATATCAAAGAATGAATTTCTCAAAAATATATACAAAGGTAGGTATGACCATATACCTGGTATATTCAGAAACCCAAAACCAGTTGAAGGAGCTATTGAAGCTATTAACAAATTAGCAGAAAGTGGTAAGTATCAATTGTATATCGCTACCGCGGCACCTTGGGGTAACCCGATGGCGGCTATGGATAAACGATTTTGGATTGAAGAACACTTCGGTAGATTGTTCCATAAAAAAATGGCAATCACTCACCTTAAAGGAATGTTAATTGGTGATTACCTTATCGATGATAGAACAGCAAATGGTGCCGGCGAATTCAAAGGTGAATTATTAAGATTTGGATGGGCGTACGAAACTAAAACTTGGAATGAATACCCGAATTGGGATTCTATACTTAAAAAACTTCTATAATGAAAAAACTATTAACCCCTATCGTTTGTTTATTATTTATTGCGTGTGAAAAGACCGTTGTAACGGAGATACCAAAAAGTTATGAACTTACTATTGATTCCGTTCTTACACAGGATGGAACTCGTTCTTTGTATAAAGATAGTAACGGATTTTATCATTTAAAAATGACTGTAAATGGAGCTCAACAATTCCATAGAATAACTGGTAAAATATTGGTGAATGGTAAAGAACCAATACCGAATCAAAAAGTAGATTGGGAAAGTAATATGTATTGGATTTTAAGGAGAGGTGATACCGTTGCAACAATTACACAAGCCTATGTAAATTATTTTACAGGTCAGTTCACAATTGTAAATCTACCACCACTTATTTCATCAAAAGATGAATTGGTAACAACAATTAATAAAGCATCTTATAGTGGTAAAGGTGGAGAGATAAATACAATTATTGCTCCTATAAAAGAGATGGTAGGTGATACGATGATTGTAAGGGCACGTAATTTCGAATCCAATAAATTTTTTATTACAAAAATAGTATTAGAATAATGAGAAAGAAAGAAGTTAAACTACCAATGACACCTATAACCGAAGATACGTTTATAAGGCAGGGTTGGAAAAAAATTGAAGCAGGCGATGGTATGGATGAAAGTGGAAATGATGAAGATGGGCATTATTATTGGGCTATTTCTATTCCAAAATATAGAGATGATGAATTTGCTCCCGTATTAATATCCAATTCTTCCGATGAACAATTGATACTAAAAGAAATAGGATTAAAACCAGGACAATTTTTTATAGAATTAGGTGATATGGATGGGCTAGGATTTTGTAGTAGTGAAGAAGAATTAGATATACTCTATTCAGCCCTTTGTGGAGAAGATATTGAAGAAAATTTGGAAATTCAAGAATAAAAACGTATATTTGTATTATGAAAAGTTACACAGAAAAACAATTAGAAGAAAATTACGAAAAGTTTTTAAACCTTGTTCGTAAGGCATGTAGTTCTAATCCTGAAAGATTAGAAAAGTTATTAAAGATGTATTCAATGGATGAATTAGGTCCAAATTTGATTATATCACCTGCAAGTGGTAATCTTAACTACCACAATGCATATGAAGGTGGTTATATTGACCACGTTATGAATGTTTGCAAAAACGCACTTCGTATGAAAAAATTATATGAAGAAGCTGGTGGTTCAATTGATTTCACCGATGAGCAATTATTATTTGCAGCACTTCATCATGATTTGGGTAAGTTGGGTATTAAAGATGAGTTACATTATGTACCAAACGATTCAAAGTGGCATATTGAAAATAGAGGTGAGGTTTATAAGAGAAATGAAAACATTCCTTTTATGACAATTACCGATAGAACGTTTTTCACATTAAACCATTACGGTGTACAATATTCTGAAAATGAATATTTTGGTATTAAACTTACCGATGGATTGTATGATGAGGATAATGAAAAGTATTTCAAAGTATATGACACTTCAAAATACCTTCGTTCTAAAATTCAATACATACTACATTGGGCTGACCATATGAGTACCATCATTGAAAGACAAAATGCATAAAATTTAGCTACGGCTATATTTATAAACCGATAGGGCTGGCCAGCATATCGGAGTATCATCCAAAAGGAGATACAAACTTAACGCTTAAAAAAAGGTAAAAATGAAAAATCAATTTCAAAAGGGATTCCCTATCCCTCAATATAGGGACGAGTTTTTCACTCCATTAGATACTTTATTTGATAAAGTATTTTCAGAATCATTTCCTGAATTAACAAAGGAAATCGGTATCAATCCATTTCAAAACAATGCTTATCCAAAATGTGACATCATTAACTTTGATGACCGTATTGAGATTGTAGCAGAAGTTCCTGGTCTAACCAAAGAACAAATTACAATCGATGTGGATGGTGATGTTATTACATTGAAAGGAGAAAAATCAACTAAATCAAATGAAAAAGAGGGTGGTACATATCTTCGTAGAGAAGTTAAACGTTCATCATTTTTAAGAAGCTTCACAGCAGATTCTAAAATTTTTGATTTAGATGGTATTAAAGCATCATTTGAAGATGGTGTATTGGAGTTACAAATACCAAAAAGAGAACCTGAAAAACCAAAGAAAAGAACAATTTCAATAGGTTAATCATATCAAAATACAAAAGAGGGTGGGTATCAAAATCCACCCTTTTTATTTTTACTTATATTTATATAGAAACAAATAATAGTTTTATGAAAGCTGAATACAAAATGAGAGCTCAGGAGCATTTAGAAGCAATTGCAAAAAGAGCTAAAGTTATTTCCGAAATGTTAAATGGAGAAAGACCAGTTAATCAAGAGGAAGCAAAAAAAGCATCAAAGGAAATTGAAAGATTGGTTGAATTAACAACGAACATCGTAGACTTATCGTAAGCAAATGAATTGGTTAAAAGTATTAGTTGGACTTTCAGCAATCCTTGTTGCCGGATGTGCGGCTTATTTCTCCGTAACTGGATTGGGAGTACTATTCGCTGGAGCATCAGTTTCGGTGATGGTAATGGCCGGTTCATTGGAGTTAGCTAAATTAGTTGCAGCAACATACCTAAAGCAAGAATGGGATACGTTAAAAGGATTTAACAAATGGTATTTAACTATATCAGTTGCTACTTTAATGCTTATCACATCAGCTGGTATCTTTGGATATCTATCAAACGCATTCCAACAACAAAATTTAGGATTACAAAAAATTGAAAGAGATATTGCAGTATATCAAACTCAAATCACTAAAAATGATGGAGAGATATCCCGTTATACAACTCAATTAAACAATCAACAAAACATTCGTAATTCTCAAGAGGCTAACTTATCTAAACAAATTGATAAGGATAAATCTACTTCAAGAGTTTCACAAATGATTAGAACTGCCGATAAAGAAATCGCATCAGTTTCAAAACGTATTGATGAACTTACAAAACAAAACAATGTTGCATTAGATTCAATTAACGCAATCAAAAATAACAACATTGAATTAGAAAGAGAAGTTGGCGGATTCCGTTTCGTAGCGGAAGCATTTAATGTTCCACTTAATACAGTTGTTAAATTCTTTATATTCATTATAGTAATTGTGTTTGACCCGTTAGCGGTAGCATTGATTATTGCATTCAATGGATTAATAATGAAACGTAAAGAGGAAGATGGTATTGATGTAATTATAGATGATGGTGGTATATCGGAATATATTTCAGAAAAGAAAAAAGAATACGAAGTATATGGTGATAAAGAAAAACAAAAAGAAGCCATAGTTGAAATAATGGAAGGAGATGAGGAATTGGGCTTATATGATGAACCAACAGAATTATCAAAAGATGTAAAAAATACAAGTTTTGATAATAGTGAACTTCCATCGACAGATGAAGAAGAAGTAAAAAAAAACGAAACTAATTCCACTCCAACGATTGTGGAAGAAGATACAATAACAGATGAAGAACTACTAAAACTTCAACCCGATTATTCTAAAAGACCTATTGATATAGATGGAGATGGTACTATCGATGGGTATGATACAAACGGTGATGGTATGCCTGATAAATGGACGTACACCGGAGTTATAATGCAAAAAAATGGAAAACTACCATACTATGCTAGACCAGAATTCAATTGGTCAGACCGTAGGAATTGGATAAATGACCAAAATGCGGTAAATTATTGGATAAAAAACATCAAACCATCCCAATATCCAGAAGATTTTACAACTAAATCGTATTAATATTTGGTAAACTAAAAATTTTTTCGTATATTTGTGTATCAACAAATTATACCAAAAATGAATTTAGGATACGCGTGTATTAATATGACAATGGGTAAGAAAGTTACTACCAATCGAGCTATGGTTAAACGTACCTTTCAAACCAAAGGATTGGATTATGTATCTGACCTTGCATTAGCCAATGCAAAGGATATTATCAAAATACTAGAATGGAATAGATTAAATGGTATATCTTTATTTAGATTATCATCCACAATCGTGCCTTGGGGTGACCATTTAGATTTGACACAATTAAAAGATTATAAAGAAATTAAAAGTGAGTTAAAGAAAGCCGGTGATTTCGCTAAGTTTTGGAACATGCGCATAAATTCACATCCCGGTCCATTTGTTGTACTAACATCACCGAAAGAAGAAGTAGTTAAAAATGCTATCGCTGATTTAGAATTACATGGTAAGATATTTGATATGATGGGATTATCTAAATCACATTTCAATAATATCAATATTCATTGTAACGGAGTTTATGGAGATAAGAAATCTGCTATGGATAGATTTTGTAAGAACTTCAAACGATTATCTAAATCAGTACAAAGTAGATTGACAGTTGAGAACGATGATAAGGCATCGATGTATTCGGTATTAGACCTTATGTACATTCACCAAGAGATAGGTATTCCAATTGTATTTGATTATCACCATCACAACTTTTGCACAGGTGGTTTAACCGAAGAAGAAGCACTTAAATTAGCAGCTACAACTTGGCCTGCTGGTATAAAGCAAGAAGTACATTACTCCGAAGCGAGAGAAGGTAACAAACCACAAGCACATGCCGATTATATAAAACAATTACCTGAAACATATGGTTTAGATATAGATGTTATGGTTGAGGCAAAAGCAAAAGAATTAGCAATATTACCTTTTATTAACGAACAAACTATATGTGAGTATAGTGGATTAAAAGCAGTAGCGGCGTATTAATGATGAATTATATAGCAATATTAACCTTTCAAATAATGTTCAATATCTTTAAGGTATTGGAAATTAAATTTACCTATGAGAATCAAATCAATAGGTTACTTATTAATTCAGTATGGATTAATTTAGTATCACTTGCTTCGGTTTATTTTTCATTGGATAGTTTATTGAAAGGAGATATGTGGGTACTACCATTTTATATTGGTGGTAGTGTATTGGGAAAGTGGATAGCGATGACACAAATGGAAAATTTAGAATCAAAATTATTTTCATTCTTTAAATCAAAAGAAAATGGCAAAAGGAATACTAGAGTTCGACCTTAATGATGC